AAGAAGGGAAGTCCATACTAATGGCAATATTAAGAGGCGGAAAAAGAATTGGTGGATTTGATGTACGAATAGGGTTACCTAGAGATAGAAGCCTAGACAATGTTAATCAGGATCCAAGATTAAGACAAAAACAAGGCGCAAATCCCGAAACGACAATAGGTAGATTTCAGTCATATGTGAATGAAGCTGAAGGATTTGCTAGAAAAGCCAGATATTACACAGAGTTTCATTTACCAACTGGAATACCAATTGAAGATTTTATAGGATTAGAGTTTGCCAATGGTCAACAAGCGTCAACAATAGGACAAGAAGCTTTAGGTTTCTCTACACAAGAAACAAATAGATTTACTCAAATATCCAATGGACGTAGAGTGAGAGCATTTTGTTCCGCAATCAATATGCCAGATAGAACTATTATTACAAAAGATATTAAACATAATGGACCTGCTAGAAAAGTTGCATATAATTTTGAATCACAAGATATAACAGCAACATTTTATGCAGATAAATTTTTAAGAGAAAGAACATATTTTGAATTATGGCAAAAGGCAGCTGTGAGTACAACAACTTTTAATTATAATTTTTATAAAGATTACGTTACAAATTTAAATATATTCCAATTAGGTCAATATGCAGCACAACAGGAAAGAGATGATGTTACTTATGGGGTACAATTGATAGATTGTTTTCCAAAAACAATTAGTGCTGTTGATTATGCAGCTGAAGAAAACACTTTACAAACATTTACTGTAACATTTACATTTAGATATTGGGTTAATTATTTTATAGATCAACAAGGAAGACTAGAATTAGGAACTCCTACAGGAAGTCGTCCAGTTGTAAAAGAAGGTGGTGGATTATTTGGTGGACTATTAAATAAATTACCACCAGATTTGAGAAGAGCAGGGCGTGATGTTCTCAATGATTTAAGAAGAAGAGCACCTATTGGTAGAATTACAGGAGGAAGAGTATTTCCTCCATTTAAAATTCCACCTCTAAATATATAATATTAATAAAGGAGATATAATGGCGTTACCGATAATTGAAACACCTAGATATGAGTTGACATTACCATCGACAGATACTATTGTTCCATTTAGACCATTTTTAGTCAAAGAAGAAAAAATTTTGATGATTGCAATGGAATCTAATGATAACAAAGAAATTATTTCTGCAACTAAAGAAATTTTAAAAGCTTGTACTTTTGATAAAATTGATGTAAATAAATTACCTCTATTTGACATTGAATACATTTTTTTACAAATTAGATCAAAGTCAGTTGGAGAAATATCAAAGTTCAAAATATTGTGTCCAGATGATAGGGAAACTTATGCAGATGTTGAATTAGATTTATCAAAAATAAATGTACAAGTAGATGATGAACACACAAATAATATATTAATAGATGAAAATAAAAAATTAGGTATTGTATTTAACTATCCAACTTTGGAAATGACTCAGGCTGGTTTTGATATGGCAAATGTTGATGCTGATAAGTTATTTGATATAATGACAAGCACAATAGACTATATCTATGAGGGAGAAAAGTTATATCCTGCCAAAGATAGTACAAAAGAAGAATTGAAAACATTTGTAGAAAGTTTACCACAAAAAACTTTTGAAAAGATAAAAGTATTCTTTGATACGATGCCTCAATTAAGACACGAAATTGAAGTGGAAAACCCAAAAACAAAAGTAAAAAGTAACATTACTTTAAAAGGTATTAGAGATTTTTTTCAATAGGCCTCTCTCATAACAGCCTAGAGGCGTATTTCGAAACTAATTTTGCTTTAATGCAACATCATAAATATTCTATAAGTGAAATAGAAAATATGATGCCTTGGGAGAGGGACATTTATGTTAATATGTTGTCTAATTATATAAAAGAAGAAAACGAGAAACGAAGACGGGAGAGTCAAAAATAATGGACGAAATAAAGGTTGCAGAACCAAAACAAAAGATTAGTGTTGATTTAGAAGTTGACACTTCAATTAAAGATTTAGGTGTAAATCCATACGCTAAATTAATTCACTTGGCGAGAGCTGTAGATAGTTGGAGAATATTTCCAAGAGTATTCATTTCAACATACATCTATCTATTATACAAAGTAGTAATCTGGTATATGAATTTAGAAGGACCTACTATGGAACAAAGTGGTTTAGTATCAATCGTTGTTGGTGCTGGCGCTGCATGGTTTGGTCTATACACAGGTAGTAGAGCAAAATCGGATAAAAAATAATGGCATTACCAACAATAGATATTATTGATAATAGTGTTACACTAGATACTAAAAGAACCAGAGGACCTAAAAAAGGTCCAAGAGCACCAGCTGGTTTTAAAAATCTAGTAGAAGAAATAGCACAAACAATTTTTAGTAAAACAAAAATATCTGTTGAAGGTGCAGCAAAATCAGTTGTTCCTAGTATACCATTAATGATAAAAGAAATATCTGATGATATAAGAACAGGATCTGTAGAAAAATTTAAATTATCATTAAATAAATTAGAAAATATAATAAAAACTTTAGGTTTAGATTTAAAAAAATACAATAAAGATTTAGCAAATTTTTTAAATACAAGACAAGATAACTTTCAAAAGAGTGAAAAAAGAATTTTAGAGATACGAGAAAAAGGTGCTAAAGTAGAAATAGATGCTATCACAGGTAATATTAATTATTTAAGTAGAGAAGAAATTAAATTAAAAAATGTTGAATTGTTAAAAACAATATCTGATATAAACAAGTTACAACTACAAAAAAACAAAGAAGAAAAAAAATTACAAGAAAGTAGATTTTTATCAGAAGAAGAAATAAAAACGAAGAAAAAATTTGTTAACGAGAGTTATACTACATTAAAACAATTGGAAGAATCAAAGACAAAATTAACAGAAACATTAAATATTCAAAATGAAAATGATATGCCACGAGAAAGTATGTTTGGTCGTATTAGAGGGCGAACACAAAGAATTGGTGAAGGTATAAGAGATTTTACTCCAACTTTTTTGATGGATATTATGGATACATTTATTGGTCAAATTACAGCCTTTTTTGATCCATTAATTATGTTAAAAGATATATTTTTAGATATATTAAAACCATTAAAAATATTCAAAGTATTACTAGAACCAATTGTGTCTAGTATGAGAAAATATTTAGGAATTATAGGAAGACAAATTAAAACAGGACTAGCATTGGTTGCTGTCAATATATTACGTATATTAACAGATAAAAAAGTATTGATAGGACTATTAGCTGTTGCTGCTGCTCTTGGTATAAAAAAATTAATTGAATTAGCTGGTGATAAAGTACAAAAAAATATAGAAGAAAAAGCCGTACAACAAGAAGAAATAGGAAATGTAGGTGCTGCTACAAATATTAGAGAGATGACTAAAGAAAAACCAGAATTTGTTGATAGTAGAGGTAATGTAATAAAATTTGGTGAGGCTAAAACAGCAGAACAAATTGAAAATGATTTTAAACCAAAAACAGAGAGACCTGATAATCTAAAAATTAAATCAGGTAGTTTTTACGATAAAATGCTAAAACAAGAAGAAAAAACAAATATTAATAATACAAATGCTATTTCAAATAATTTGAGTAATGTTCAAACTCAAAATACAGCAAGTGTTGCTAATGTAAGTACGTCAGGTGTTACTAGAAAGACGGAAAATTGGGTAGATGCTGTTTACGACTATTAATAAGGACCTAAATCTTTTTCTGTAATCAACTTAAACTCTGCACCATTGTCTTCACAATAAGACTTTGCTGCATTCCATTTAGCTTGATTTTTAATATATTCAAAACTCTCACGCATAAATGCTTTTGTTTTCTTTTTAGGTGTTCGTGGTGGTTTACATTGACGAGATGGTTTGATTTCAATAAGAAACTTTTTACCTTTGATTGTCTTTACAATGAAGTCAGGATAGTATGAATGATATTTTTTATCAATCGGATTGAAATATCTTATGGATAATTCTTCACTCGCCCAATTGACTATATCAGGACTACGGTCACAGTGTAACATAAACTTACGCTCTAATAGTGAACGATAGACTATTTTAGACGGGTCGCCAACGTATTTTTTAGGGTTTGATGGGCGATATAAACCTTTGTATGACTTCTTCATTGTGTTATAAATATTGTAATATATATAAAGGAAAAGTAAATGACTTGGACATCAAAAGTATCTAGTATATTAAAACAAAAAGTTAGTAATACGATTACAAATGCTGCAGGTAATCTTATAAACAACTTTGCTAATGGATCTCAAACCCAAAAACTTGCTGCTAAAATAGCAGATAAGTCGCCATTAGACATAGATGATTCACCTACTGCTCACTTATCTGCTTTAAACAATCCATTTAAATATGGTCAACTATTCTATCCTGAAGAAACTCAAAATTTAGGAGAAGGTCATTATATTATATTCGATACTATTTACAATCAATTAACATCAACAAATGCATTGACAAATCGAAACACAGCAACAGCAAAATTAGTCAATAAAAGTTTAGATGTTAGATTGGGTGAAAATCAAGCTCAAGCAATAGCTAATAAAAAAAGATTAAGTCAATTAAAAAAACAAGGTTTTTTAGATGAAAAAGCAACATCATTAGTACAACCTACTAAATCAGGTATGGGTAAAGATATGAAAACTCATAGAACAATAGGTGATTCAATTATGTTGTACACTCCACCTACTGTAAAATTTGATTATAAGGCAACCTATGAACAAGCAGAAACAAAAAATTTAAGAAATATACAAGAAACAAGTGGTAAAATAATTCAAAATATTCAATCTTTTTTAGAAGGCGGTACTGTTGATACAGAAGGATTATTAAAAGAATTAGCCACCACTGGCGGGGTTATTGGTAGACAAATTTTACAGAGTTCATTGGAAGTTGCGTTTCCAGGTGCAGCAGGGTTTTTTGCTAAAAATACAGGTAGAGCAGTAAATCCTAGAATGGAAATGGCATTTCAATCAGTTCCATTTAGGTCTTTTAATTTTGAATTTGATTTTGCTCCAAAAAATAAAAAAGAAGTAGAAATGATAAACAAAATTATGCAATTGTTTAAATTTCATATGATGCCAGATATATCAAATGAAAAGTTTTTAATTACACCATCTGAGTTTCAAATAATGTATATGTACACTGATAAAGCAAATATGTATTTACCTAAAATAAGCAGATGTGTATTAACTGATATGTCAATTGACTACTCACCAGATGGAGTATTTCATACTTTTAAAGCAGATGATAAAGGTGCGATGCCAGTTATATCCAAGATGACTTTATCATTTACAGAAACAGAAATTATGACAAAAGAAACAGTAGGATTAGGATATTAATGACATATTTTAGTTACTTCAATAAAGGTTTGTATGATATAAAAGGTGATGGTAATGATAAAATATTAACTGACATATTTACAAGAATAAAAGTTAGAAATAAAATTTTTGATGTAGCAACATTATATGACAAATATGATGTAGTTAGTGGTGATAAACCTGAAGATATATCTTTTAAACATTTTGGTGATGCGCAATACCACTGGGTCATCTTATTAACAAATAATATTACAGATAGATATTATCAGTGGCCATTATCATACCAAGATTTTGAAACATATATTAATGACAAATATGAAAATCCAGATGCTGTACATCATTATGAAATCACACAATCTAGCGGACCTCAAACTGGAAATGGACCTGAAGATTACTCACACAAAATAGAAGTCAATAGTACACATACTGGTGCGCAATCAGTTTCTAATAGAGAATATGAAGAAAGACTACAGGATCAGAGAAGACAAATTAAATTATTAAATCCTGCATACTTACAAGTCTTTATAGAAGAATTTGAAAAACTTGTTAAATAATACAAATGCCATATTTTAATGCGAATAACAAACTCATAGAGAGACCTGGAAATTTTATTATTACAGATGTGTGTATATTACCATATCACCAATTTGATGAAGATCCAAATTTATTTCGACAATACATTACAGATCAAGTTTTAAATATTAATATATTTGAAAGTTTAGAAAGTCCGTTTTTATCTGGTGAAATACAATTAGTAGATGGTGTCAATGTATCTAGTTTATTACCATTAACAGGTTTTGAAAGAATAGAATTTAAGTTATACACACCTGGCGAAGAAAGAGGTTATGACTTTTCAGTCAGGTCAGGACACCCAATGATGATAACTGGTTTAAGAAATAAAACTGCTCTAAATGACCGTGTACAACAATATACATTAGAATTTTGTAGTATGGAAAGAGTTAAGAATGATCAGATTAGAGTATCAAAAGCATTTTCAGGTAAATCAGAAGATATTGTATTGTCAGTGTGCAGAGATGAAATTGAAACTACAAAGAATATTGTTATTGAAGAAACAAAAACAAATGCGAAATATGTGGCACCTCGTATTCGACCGTTAGATGTAATTAAATATGTTGGAAAAGTATCAGAGTCTCAAAACTTTCAAAACGCAGGTTATCTATTTTATGAAACAGGATTAGGATTTAATTTTAAATCTTATGAATCAATGTTTTGTGATAAAAGTGGAGCGCCAAGACCAGTGCGAGCTAAATATTCACCAAAAATAGTTGTTAAAAGAGATAAAGATGGAAATAGAGATATTATTAACGCATTACAATCTTCTTCAAAATTTGTAGTAAAAAGTCAATTTAATACCTTAAGACATTTAAAAGCAGGAACATTTGCAAGTCGTTCTATTAGACACGACTTATTCAATAAATCATTTTCAGAAATAGACTTTGATTATCACACACATTACGCAAATGAAAATCATTTAGAACAAGATTATCGAGGTGAAAACAAAACAGATAATGGAGTAATACCATTCTTTAATTATAGTAAAGGAAAGACAATATCTGACTTTAAAGAAGGAACACTATTATTTGAATCTACTACAGATAAAATACACGATAGTTATAATTTTTTAGGACGAGATAAAGTTGCACAAAAAAGAGTATCACAGAAAGCAGCTTTATCGTCAATTATATTAGAAATAGAAGTACCTGGATTTACAGGAATTAGTGTAGGAGAAGTTGTGCATTTTACTTGTCCATCTTTTGCGCCAGTTAAAAATCCTTTAGAAAAAGATAATGACCCATATTTAACAGGCCGTTATTTAATTAGTAGTATTCGACACAAAATAGATATTAAGGGTACAAAAACACACGCAATGACTATTGAACTGATAAAAGACAGTTATAATAAATCATTACCAGAAGATAATTTAGACTTATTTACTGGACAAGAAGCAGACGATGGTCGAATATACTCACAATATGAATTAGATGATGCGTAATATGGAAATAGAGAATATACTCCGAAGAATCGCTGTAGAATCGCTGCTAGCGCATGTAGGAACGACTATAAGCGGTGGCTATGAGAGAATATATAACTAATAACATGAAAG